GAAAAGAGTTTAAAGCCCAAGTTAGCGACTATGTGGTGGAGTACAGAGTACCGAAGTTAGGCACAGCCCGCTTAGAGATGCAAGTCACCTTGTACCCTAAAGATAGACGCAAGCAAGACATTGATAACCGTATCAAAGCCCTTTGGGATGCCCTAGCCGATGCTGGTGTATTTGATAACGATGAACAGATTGACACCTTGATGGTACAGCGTGGCGCAATAAAAAAAGGTGGTGGATGTATGGTAATAATTGAAAAAATAGGGGAAAATACACCAATAACATAAGGATTCGTATGGAAAATTGTGCATTATTTGTAGCTACATTACTACATTCTGCGACCAATACGCATTTCTTCCATTGGTCTACCGACAGCTTTTCAAAGCACAGCGCACTTGCTGAATACTATGACGGCATCGTGGGCTTAACAGATACATTTGCTGAATCCTACATGGGCAAATACGGCAAATTTACCGCTTTTTCTAGCGCATATCACCAACCAAAAGACCCAATCCGCTACATGGAATCCTTGCAAAAGTTTGTGGCAGAAGCCCGCCAAGACTTGCCCCAAGACAGCGAATTACAAAATATCATTGATGAGATTGCAGACCTTATCAACACTACCGCATACAAACTAAAGTTCTTGAAATAAGGATATATATGCCACTCGTTAAATCAGGCAGTAAAGAAGCAGTCGGCAAGAACATTAAAGCCGAGATGAAAGCTGGCAAACCTAAGAAACAAGCCGTAGCCATAGCACTCAGCGTTGAGCGTGAGAACGCCAAAGGTGACCGCAAAGCCAAGCTAGAAGATGCTTACGCTAAATATATTGAAGAAAAAGCATGAGTCGTAGGGATGACATCCGTGCCGCAGTAGAAAAGCACGATAAGCCTATTCCCAAAACCACGACAGGTAAGGGTAAGAACTATTTACCTACCGACCAAGGGGCTGGCATGACCGCTAAAGGTCGTGAAGCCTACAACCGTAAGAACAACGCTAATTTAAAAGCCCCCGCCCCAAACCCTAAAACCGATGCCGATAAAGGCAGAAAAGCTAGTTTTTGTGCAAGAATGGGTGGGGTAGTAAAGAACAGCAAGAACGCTGAACGAGCAAAAGCAAGCATGAGGAGATGGAACTGTGGCTAAACAAGGACTATACGCAAATATCCACGCCAAGCGTGAACGCATTAAGGCAGGATCAGGCGAAAAGATGAACAAGGTGGGCAGTAAAGCTGCTCCTAGCAAGCAAGACTTTATTGAGTTTGCTAAGACTGCTAAACCGCAAAGCAGAAAAGACACAATCCGTGAAAAAATGAAGGATATGTAATGGAACATATGAGCCGCAAGTACAAGAAAGAAGATGCAATGCTACGCCCTGAACATCAATCTACGCTAGAAAAGCAACAAGCTGAACGCATTGCCCGTAGAAAGATGCTATCTAACAAACTTAAAGACTTAGATAAAGAAGTAAAGTAAATGGCTACGCTTGCAGAAACATTGCGGCAAGCAGGATATGTAACACCACAGGGCGTTGCAGGCCCAAACGCACCTTTAGCTAAACAGCTAAGAAACTACGCTACTAGCGTTATCCCGACTGCTAAACAGAATATGTCTCAGTTACGAAGTGATATTGACGCTGGTTTAACCATGGGTAATCAAGGTATTCAGATAGGTGATAGGGAAGCATTAGAACGCCAAATGGCGCAAGTACCCAATTTAATGGGGTCTTTTCTGCCATCAACGCCTTTAAAAGTAAATCCTTTGGTTGGCACACGGTATGAGCGTGAATTTTTAGGTGGTTTAGCTGAAAAAACCCCACAATTAATTGAAAATTTAAAAGGTTCTAGCCTTATGGTTATGCCTTGGGATGCTTCTAGCAGAAATTACGCTGTTAAGTCTATATCAGGTGAAGCATTGCCTAAAAGAGTAATAACACATGGTGGTCAAGACTATGCCCGTGATATAGTTCATATGCAAGAAGGCATTGCTGGAGCATCTAACCTAGGGATTGCTAAACGCATTCAAAGCAGGGATGCCCAAGCTAGAAAAGAAAACCTAGCCGCTGTGGAACTGGTGACATTATTCATTCCCCAATAACTATGGGCGAAGGTGATATGAATTTTAGCGTTATGCCTACAGAAACAATGCTTGGGATTATTGATGCTAGAGAGCCAAGTAAAAAGTTTATAAAAGAACTTGATGTAAGCATTAGACAGTACAAAGACCCGCAAAAAGGCACAACTCCATTTAAAGATTTTGCTGGTGTAAATACTGAAGAAGGTCGTATGCAATTGTTTACTGGTGAGGGTGTTGCTGGAACGGCTGGAGATTTGCGAAAAACTTTTATAAATAGAACCGCAGGATTAAAGGGCAGACAAGAATATTTAGGGTTTAATGCTGAAGATTTAGCGGCTGCATTGCGTGACCCAGCGTTAGAAGGTGTACCTAAAGGCTATATTGGTAACACCTTAATTAAGGTTGGCCCTGAAGGTATGCACCTGCGCCCAAGTAAAAACCCTACATATTCAACAGACTTTACGGGTCAATATATTGGAACGCTTGGTAATAATGTCCCTATAGAGGTGTTATTCCCTAAACTATTCCCCCAGTATGAACAGGCTTATGCCAAACAACGGGGTGATTTAAGAAATATGGCAATTGGCGGTTTGGAAAAAAGCTCAAAAAATGTATCAGAACTAATAGACCAGCAAGTAATCGACAACTATTACAAATACCTAGAGAATCAAAGCAAACTAGGCTTGTAATTCTGCCGTAAGCAACTCAGATTGAAGCATGGCAACAGAATCTTGTAATAAAGCTACATAGTCATCATTTTTTAAATCAATGGCATCGTTGCTAAGTTCGCAGTTAATAGAACCATTGTCATTGCGGGATAAAGTAATTTGAATCATTGCAATCTCCTTATTTTGTAATATAATTATACCAAATATTAACCTATCTTAACAACTACTTGGGTAAGGTATGAGCATTAAAGAACAAACAAATAATCCAAAGGGTAGACCTAAAGGTAGCCCTAATAAGTCAACAGCCCTCGCTAGAGAGGCTATCGCTAAGTTCGTGGATGGTAACAGCCATAAGTTACAACAATGGCTTGATGAGATCGCTATGAATGAGAAGCTAGGGCCAAAGGTAGCCTTTGATTGCTTTATGCAAGTCGCTGAGTACCATGTACCTAAGCTGGCTAGGACAGAGCACGCTGGTGATGCTACTGCACCTATAACCCATATTTACAAATGGCAAGATGAGTGAAGTAGTAGTACATGAGTTTGAGTACAAGGTTAGGGATGCGTTTAAAGACTTCCACAAGCGTAAGCAACGCTGGGCGGTACTAGTCTGTCACCGCAGGGCAGGAAAGACCGTAGCCAGCATTAATGACTTGATTAAACGGGCTATCAAAGAACGCAAGCCTGATGGCAGGTACTTTTACCTTTGCCCACTATACTCACAGGCCAAATCAGTTGCTTGGGACTATTTATTACGCTTTGCTGCACCTGCACTAGAAAAGGCTAATCAATCAGAATTATGGATACAATTACATAACGGGGCTAAGATTAGATTATTTGGTGCTGATACCCCTGATTCGCTCCGTGGAAACTATTGTGACGGTATCGTATTAGACGAATTTGCTGATATGAAACCCCGTGTATGGGGAGAGATCATAAGACCAGCCCTTGCAGACAGGGGCGGTTATGCCGTATTTATTGGGACTCCCCGTGGGCATAACGGTTTTTACGACATTTATAAAAGTGCTGAAAATAATCCCGATTGGTATTCCAAGACACTTAGGGCAGATCAGTCAGGTCTATTGCCACAAGCTGAACTAGAAGATGCCCAGCGCATGATGTCTAGCAATCAGTACGAGGCTGAGTTCCTTTGTTCATTCGAGGCTGCCATAGTTGGGGCGTATTACGGGCAGGAGATGCGTAGGATTACCGACCTTGAGCGTATTACCACTATTGACTATGACCCCATGTTTCCCTGTCACACCGCATGGGATTTGGGGTTCAATGACTCTACGGCTATTATTTGGTTTCAAGTGGTATACGGTGAGATACGGGTGCTAGACCACCATTCATCTAACGGTCAACCCATTTCTTATTACACGGGCTTACTTGCTCAAAAAGAGGATGAGTTTGGGTACAAATATGGTATTCATTACCTGCCCCATGACGCTAGGGCCAAAACCTTAGCTAGTGGTGGTAAGAGCATAATCGAACAAATATCTGCAAAAATTGACATAAAACATCTTAAAATTGTTCCAAACCTGTCAATTCAGGATGGAATACAAGCAACACGACTTGCATTAACACGCTGTTGGTTTGATAATAAGGCTGAAGAATTAATAGAATGTTTGCGTCAATATCAAAGGGAATGGGATGATGATAAGAAATGCTTTAGGGATCGTCCAAAACACGATTTCACGAGTCATTCGAGTGACGCTATGCGCTATCTTAGCCTTGTTTGGAAGAATGAAGAAAGCCCTATCCTCAAAGATACAAGGATTAAAGGACTTCGTGTTGGGCAAACGGATGTAACTCTGAACGAGATGTGGAAAGAAAACCCTAAAACAGTTAACCGCAGGATATAAAGATGGATCACACCTACCAAGATTGGTACAACTGCATTGCCCAGTACGAGCGCACCTTTAAAAATTGGGAAGATCGATCCGATAAGATTGTCAAGCGGTATCGTGACGATTCTCGCAGCCGCAACAACCCACAGGCAAAGTTTAATATCCTTTGGTCTAATGTACAGACCATTACCCCTGCGGTATTTGCTAGACTTCCAAGACCCGATGTTTCACGCAGATTTAGGGACAATGACCCAATAGGTCGTGTAGCGTCAATGATGCTAGAACGGGCTTTAGAATACGAAATTGAACATTATGGTGACTACGCCAGCGCAATGAAACAAGCGGTTCAAGACCGTTTACTTGGTGGTCGTGGAACAGCTTGGGTACGGTATGAACCACACATTACTGGTGAAGAAGGCGGTGAGGCTGACGGTGCGCCCGATGATGGCTTTCAAGTTACTGAGGATATTGACGAGGCAGAAACCGAAGGTGGTATACACAAAGAAGATCAGGAACGCATTGAGTACGAGTGCGCCCCAGTAGATTATGTCCATTGGCGTGACTTTGGCTTAACCGTTGCCCGTACATGGGAAGAAGTGACTGCGGTATGGCGTAAGGTCTATATGGGTAGACCCGCCCTTGTAGAGCGTTTTGGTGAGGAACTGGGCGGTAAGATTCCGCTAGATACTAGACCTGAAACATCAAGGACATATAACGAAAAGGTAACTGAAGGTACATCCGAAGCCGTTGTTTATGAGATTTGGGACAAGACCACGGGTGAGGTGATTTGGCTTAACAAGTCAATGGGTAAGATTTTGGATACCCGTGCCGACCCATTAAAGTTAGAAAACTTTTGGCCTTGCCCTAAACCAATGTTCTCAACCCTGACGAATGACAGCCTAGTACCTGTACCTGACTTTGTTTTGTACCAAGACCAAGCAAGACAGCTAGACACGCTGGCTGACCGTATTGATGGATTCATCCAAGCACTTAAAGTACGGGGCGTATATGACGCTTCTGAGCCATCCCTAGCTCGTCTGTTCACAGAAGGTGAGAACAACACACTCCTGCCTGTTAAGAACTACGGTGCATTTAGCGAGAAGGGTGGACTTGTAGGGGCTATAAACCTTGTAGACATCAAGCCGATTGCCGAAGGTCTAAACATGGCTTATCAGGCTATGGAGCAGGTTAAAGGTCAGATTTACGAGATCATGGGAATTGCCGATATTCAGCGTGGGCAGACTGATCCGAATGAAACGCTTGGCGCACAGATCATCAAGTCTAACAATGCCAGCGGTAGACTCAAGACAATGCAGCATGAGGTGGTAAATTTTGCTACCGCCCTATTGCAGATCAAAGCACAGATTATTTGTAACCACTTTACCGATGACACGATCATTAAGATTAGTGGTGCAATGCAGTTATCTCAACAAGATCAACAACTCATACCGCAAGCCCTTGCATTACTGAAGGATGAACCTGCTAAGAATTTCCGTATTGAAGTAACTACGGACTCCATGATTTATCAGGATGAGCAACAAGAGAAACAAAACCGCTTGGAGTTCTTGAGTGCAGTTAGCGGATTCCTAAGTACAGCCTTACCTGCCGCACAATCCACACCTGAACTCACGCCTATGTTGGTCGAAATGCTCAAGTTTGGTGTAACAGCGTTTAAGGCTGGTAAAGGCTTAGAAGGACTTATTGACGAAACAGCAGATAAATTCCGTCAGCAAGCCAAGGCAATGGAAGGCCAACCCAAGCCACCATCACCTGAAATGCAGAAGTTACAGATGGAACAGCAGATGGAGCAAGCCAAGATGCAGATGCAACAGCAAATTGAGCAAGCTAAGATTACGGGTCAGATTGAACTTGAGAAGGCTAAACAAGAGTACCAAGCCCAAGAGAATCAACTTAAATTCCAACTGGAAGATCAGCGTAATCGTGAAGAAAAGCAGATGGAACTCCAGCTTGAGCAGACTAAGATGGACACATCTAACAATAAAGAATTATTGCTGGCTTACCTTAATAATGCGGCTAAGATTGAAACCACCCGTATATCTTCAGGCTTAGATACTGGTGAAGCTGCCTATGCTGACAATGTACAAATGGCTAACATATTGCAAGACCAATTAGGATATTCCGACATGAAAAACCACCCATTACAACCTGCAATTGAGAATATGCAGATGAGCAATCAACAGTTAGCCCAAATGCTATCAATGTTGCTTGACAAATTAAATCAACCTAAAGTTGTAATTCGTGGCCCTGACGGTAAAATTGCTGGGGTTCAATAATGGCTATAACAGTCAAACATACAAAAGTATCAGCAATTCCTGATGATGCAGATACAACTCTTGTACGCCCCAGCGATTGGAACGCAGACCATTCTCTAACAGGCACGATAGATATAGCAAATGGCGGTACAGGTCAAATTACGGCTAATGCTGCGTTTAATGCTCTTGCTCCATCACAGACGGGTAATACTGGCAAATACCTAACAACTAATGGCACAACTACATCTTGGGCTACTGTTTCAGGTGGTAGCGGTACAGTTACAAGTGTAGCGGCAACAGTTCCTTCTGTTTTTTCTATTGCTGGCAGCCCAATTACTACAAGTGGCACTTTAGCCATTACTTATTCGGGTACAGCCTTACCTGTGCTTAATGGCGGTACTGGAGTAACGACTTCTACAGGCACTACAAATGTAGTTTTAAGTGGCAGCCCTACTATTGTTACCCCAGTAATAGCTCAAATTAACGATGCCAATGGAAACGCTGAATTAAAGTTTTCAGCTATTGCAAGTGCAGTAAATCAAATAACCATAGAAAATGCTGCAACTGGCAATCCTGTTCATATATCAGCAACAGGTACAGATACAAGCATTGGTATTCATTTAGCCCCTAAAGGTGCTAGTGGTTATGTCAATGTTCAAGGCGGTGTAGATAGTACTAAACGGTTTATGTTTAACCCTGATGGTGGTACTACTAACACTAGAACCATGCTTTCAACAAATCAAACCGTAGATAGGACTTTGACATTACCTGATGCTACAGACACCTTGGTTGGCAAAGCAACAACAGATACTTTTACCAATAAATCTATTTCAGGGTCTACCAACACTTTAAGCAATATTGGCAATGCCAGTCTGACGAACTCAGCCATCACAATTAACGGTGTTAGCACAAGTCTTGGTGGCTCAATTAATGTAGGAACTGTCACAAGCGTAACTGGTACAAGCCCAGTAGTTTCTAGCGGTGGGGCAACCCCAGCTATATCAATGCCAGCAGCAACAACTTCTGTAAACGGTTATCTGACTTCTACCGATTGGACAACCTTTAACAATAAGGGTAGCGGAACGGTTACTTCTGTAACTGGTACTGCTCCAGTAGTATCTTCAGGCGGTGCAACTCCAGCTATCAGCATGGCTGCTGCCACAACTAGCGTTAATGGCTATTTAACAAGCACCGATTGGACAACTTTTAATGGTAAATATTCTGTTGGTGGTGCTTTAGGTACTCCGTCTAGCGGAACAGTAACAAATCTTACTGGTACTGCTTCAATTAATATTAACGGTACTGTAGGTGCTACAACCACTAATACAGGTGCGTTTACTACTGTAACTGCTACACAATTTGTAGGGGTATCGGGCGGAGTATTCTAATGTTTCAAACTGCTTTTCAGGCTAATGCGTTTCAAAACAATGCTTTCCAAATCAATGCAGCACCGACACCTGTTGCCCTTACTGGTGGAGATGATGCGTCTTGGACACCTGAAGAACTGCGTAGGATACAAAAGCTATCCCAAAAGATTGCAGAGCGTCAACGCAAACTAAATGAAGCCATAAAACATGCTAACGCATCACGCAAACAAGCATTTAAAGATCAGATTGACCCTGTTGCAAAAGTTAAGCAATCTAAAGTACAATCAAAACAAGAGGTTAAAGCTGATATACCGTTAGCTGAAACAGAAGATTTACAGCGGTCTATAAGCTACCTTGAAAACCAACGGGATAACATCCTTGCGACAGTAGCTTACAGAAACCAGCAATATCTCATTCAAGAGCAATTGCGAGTAATGGAAGCCAAACGCCAAGAGGAACTTGACGATGAGGCCGCATTATTACTACTGATATAAGTGCAGACGCACACTATAAATTAGCTTACGAACACCTACACGCTGGCAGATATGAGGCTGGCTTTAGGGGATTTGAATACCGTTGGCATCCTGACATTATTGCCCAGCAAGCCCAGCCTTACGCTCCTGCTTTAAAAATGCCTATATGGAGAGGTGAACCATTAATCGGTAAGTCGATCACCGTACAGATGGAGCAAGGCTTTGGTGACATTATTATGTTTGCCCGATTCTTGCCTGCATTAAAGGCTTTAGGGGCAAAACAGGTCGTAGTCCTACAGGAAGGCACACTTCACCACCTTTTAGGGCAAATCCACGCTGTAGATGTATTTAGTAATAATTTGACAGAAGGTGCAGCCACCGATTCAGACTACTGGATTGGTTCAATGTCACTCCCGTACTACATTTCGCTATCTCATCCGCTAGTCAATGCGATGTTTCCCGTGACCCGTAAGAAAATAGTGGGGTCTGAGGGCTATTTACACGCTATTCCTAGCAATATTCCGCCCAAAATAGGGGTGAACTGGGAAGCAAGTAAGCAAACCCTGTACTACATTAAGTCAATAGACTACAGACACATGGCAGAAATGGTAGGAGATAACGCTTATAGCCTAAACCCTAACTCTGTTGGCTTATTTCACCCACTACCTAACGATGGATGGCAAAAAAACTGGGTACAGACCGCTAGTCATATGAAGGCCATGAAGGGAATAGTGACTGTTGACACGGGTACGGCTCACCTTGCTGGTGCTTTAGGAGTTAAATGCGTGGTTTTACTGCCAAAAGAGGAATTTGTCTGTTGGCGGTGGAAAAATGCCCGTTGGTATGACAGTATTTGCCTGTTAAGACCTAATGAATACGATCAACTACCTGAAATCATAAGGAGAATGCAATGATTTGCCCGAATTGTGGATATTCCCAACAAAGTCACATAGAAACCAAGCAAACTGACGAGGAGTTCTTTTTAGAATGGTGGACACCGACCATTGGTGAGGAAGCTGCCAAAGCGTCTTGGTTAGATAAGGTCGCTATGAAGTCACGGGAAGCCCCAATGGTTATGCCTGACATAGAGGGCCACATCAGCATGGCTGACGGGACTTGGGTATCTAGCCGATCTAAACACCGTGAGAACCTTAAACGCAATAATTGTGTTGAACTAGGTAACGATGTGCCAAGTCAGCAAAAAGTGCATGAATTTTCAAGAAAAGACCAAGAAGCTCGTAAGCAACAAATTGCTGAAATAGCATACTCCAAACTTAAATATAGATAGGGATAACCATGTCAGATGACCGCAGAGAAGCACTAGAAGCCGCACTAGACCAAGCCGAAGAAGGCACTTTGGAAGCCCCTGTTGAAAAGGAGATTGAAGTAAATGACGATCCAATCGAAGCCGAAGAAAAGCCTAGCGAAGAAAACCGTGACGAAAAAGGTCGCTTTAAGAGTAAGCAGGAAGAACCCAATAGCCAAGACAATACCGATGAAGAACCTGAACTGGTTGCAGAAACTAATGATGTTAGTGAAGAACCCGAAATAAAACGCCCTACTACATGGAAAAAAGAGTATGTCGAGGTTTGGAACAAGATGCAGGAAGGCAAACCCTTAGACAAAGAAGAATTTGTTAAGTTTGCTGAATACGCCAACCAGCGTGAGGCTGAATATAAAAAGGGTGTATCTGCCTACAAAGCCGAAGCTGACAATGCAAGACAGATAACCGATGCCATTGGCCCGTTTATTCCTGAACTCCAAAAGCATGGTATTTCACCCTCTGCATGGATTAATAACTTAGGCAGGGCGCACTACACTTTAGCTAACGGAACTCAAGAACAGAAGCTAAATGCCTTTAATAGACTTGCACAAGATTATGGAATACAATTAAACAGAGATGCACTTCAGATGCCTGAACAGGCGTATGTTGATCCGTACCAGCAACAGTTAATGCAGCAACTTCAAGCAACACAGCAACAAGTTGCTCAACTGTCAGCAATACGGGAGCAAGAAGAAAATACTCGATTGAGTAATGAAATCAGTCGGGTAAGTAGCAACAAAGAGAGGTTTCCTCACTTTGACATGGTACGGGAAGATATGGCTCAATTACTTGAGAGAGGTATAGCCCAAGACCTTGAAACGGCTTATGCCAAAGCGGTGCGTATCAACGATGAAGCGTACAAACTGGATCAGGACAAACTCCTAAGATCAGCAAGTACCCAAGCATCTAAGGCACAGCAAGTAGCAAAGGCTAAAGCAACTGCTGTTAGTCCACGATCCGTTACTCCTAGCGGTCAAGTGAAAGGCACAGATGCAAAGGATAGACGATCTTTAATAGAGGCTAATTTAGCTGATATTGAGGGTGGTCGGGTTTAACTTAATCTAATAAAGGAAATATCATGGCATTCGCAAATAGCGCAATCACCGATATTATCGCTACTACCATTCAAAGCCGTAGCGG